CTATTATATTTTGCTCAATCTGTCTTTTAGCCTCGTTAACATTCGCAACTAATAATGTTCCTTCTCCTGCTCTGCCTGTCTGTAGTGTTTTCATTATGCGTAAATTTGATCGTTTGAATAAATGATGTTTGCAGCCACTATTGAGCCGTCAGGCTGAAAAGCTGAAGACAATAATGTCACGGATACTTCCTTGCTGTATTTGCTTGACGTGTCATCAAGCGTCGCTTTACTTCTGTATGTATAAGTACCTGCTGAAAGTGATGTATGCTCATAGAGATTGACACCAACCTCAAGCGTTGCTACACTTAACCATGTGTCCCCATCATCATCTGAACATTCTATTTCAGTTTCATATTGTGTGCTAGATGTTATTACATTAATCTGCGTGTCGCTTTGAGGTGATAATGAGATGACAGGCGCTTGTATTTCTAAAAAGAAATTGACAATACTTTCACCGCCCTTCAACACAGCTGCAACGCTAGAAGTAGTCAGCGCAGGGAATGAACCTTCGTAAATTGTTACTTTTACTTTTGCAGGAGGTCGATATTCGTCAAATGGGAAGTTAGGGTCAATAGAAGCCCAGCTTTCCGTGTCGAGGTTATAGGCCAAATCTGGAGATTGTACGTTCAATAAAAATCTAAATTGGTTTGCGGTGCTATAAGGGATAGACTCTTGAATGATTACATAATTGAGCGCATCATCCAGCGCGGCAATTGACTGATAACTGCCATCAGCGCTATATACTTCATCGTGAAGAACTAAATCATCAGCATCATATTCATAGAACTCGACATAAAATCGGCGAGCCGAATTGATCACCTCTTCGTCTGCGAAAAAAGAGGGGGTATGATAGTCTAGATTCTCGTCAAGGATCTGAGATAATTGAAAAGTACAATTGCCCGATGAGTCAGGGATAGACTTTAATTCTGTGATAAATGAATATGTAGCTGAGTAGGGGGAATCCTCAATCCATATACGCGCGCGCACTTCCTTGTCTGCATCCGTATTCACGATGTATTTTATGAGGTTTTTGCTAAAGCAAATCGAAGATGGTGCGCTGATGATAGTTAAAGCCATACTACCAACTCATTTGTTGATTGCCACACTTGCATCTCTCTACATCGACAACAAGACCAGGAGAAGAAACAAACACACACACATGTTTAGATTTTTCCTCTATCTTGAGTTGCTGTTTTTTGCTCTCTGTCTTCGATTCCTTTTCTAAGCTCATCCCTGCTAAAGTACGTCGGCACACCCTGTTGCAGTAGGACAACAGCCTCTAGCATTTTCTCACCTGCGCGCTCTATAGACTCAGTGTTTGTCAGATTTACACTTGTGTTAATATTGCTTTGTGTTGAAGATATATCGCCAGTCATCCCGAATTTTTTACGGCCTTCGAGATACCGCTCAGTGTTCGCAAAATACGGGTCTGCTCGCTGGTTTTTAGGTACCACATATTCATCTGTATGTGTAAATCCTGCAAAGTCTCCATACTGATCGCCAAATCCCAATCCCTTTGATCCGGTAGGGCCCCCAAAATAAAACGAAGGGATTATTTGATTAAAAAGTCCTTGCGCGGCAATACCTGCGGCTCCTGCTGTAAATATTCCCAGTGGACCAGTTCCGAGCTGGCTTGTAATTGCTGCCGCGATTCCTTTTGCGATTTCCGCTTGTATTATTTTTTTTGCTGAGCCTAAAAGCACTTTCCCATAATCCTTGAGGCTTTCGGCGTTCTCTACTGATTGCATGCCTTGTAAGACTGCTAATTCTATTTGTTGCTCTTTTAGTGCTAGTTCTTCCTGAGCTTGCGCTTGTCTGAGTTCAGAGTTTTCGATCTCTCGAATAGTTCTATCTAAATCAGCATCAATCATCTCTTGATTAGCATCAATAAAAGTCTCCTGAAAAGAAAGTGTAGCCTCTGTTAATCCTTCGAAGGTCTCTTTCCCTGCCTCATCCAGTGAAGTAATGAATGAAAAATCAAACTCATCAAGCGGAGTGTCCGTAGCGGATTCAATGGCGGATTGAGAAACACTGCCTGGGGTTTTTGTTGGGGTGGTGTTTTCTGGTTTTTTTGGAATTACTAATCCTTCCATGCCTGACTGACTCTGTGGCCCCATGGGTGCTGTGTCTATATCTTGATTTACTGCATTCGTTGCAAAATACTTATAGGCACCAGTAGGATTTATCATTGCGTTTAATGAAGCTATAAATCCATTTTTATTAAAAATATCAAGCAATGTGAGACTGGCTGTTGCTGCCTGTTTCGCTCCAATTTCAAATTTTGTAAACAAGCCATCTTCATCAGCAAGCGCTTGATAAGACAATGCAAGCCGTTCATTAGCATCTGCAAGTCTGGTGATAGGTGTTTCTGTTTTTTCCAATTCCAACTGGATTGAGCCAATACTTTTCAGGTACTCAAGACCAGCGTCTTCACCGGCTCCACCAAATATGTCTGCTATAGCTGTGCCCACAATTGCTGATTGTGGTGGTAGTTCATCAAGTTTATTACTTACCATCTGTATGGCTTCAAAGTAAGTAATCGTTCCTGATTTCAGTTGCTTCTCCAATTCCACACTACTCAATCCTATGCCTTTCAATGCGTCTTTTGTCGCTTTCGTCATCTCTCTGAGCCGAAGCGTTCCCTCTTTAATCGTATCAGCACCCTTGTCGCTAAATATCCCTGATTTTACCTGTTGAGTGATTATCGCAATTGATTGCTCAGCGGATAGTCCAGCGGCTTTAAATTGCGCAGGATACTCTTTAAGGATTGATAAGAACTCCTGAGAACCCTCCGCGCCCAGCGCAAAGCCATCCTGCATTAATTCCAGCGCATCGGTTAATTCAATACCCATTTGTTTTGAGAAGCCGTTTGCAGCTGTTAATGTCTCGGTAAAACCTTGATCATAAGTATCTACAATAGATTGTATTTTAGATGATACAATATCGAGATCATGCCCCGTGACATCAGTCAAGCGCGTAATGGCACGTCTATGATTCGTCAGATCTTTAACAAAGGTCACTAACTGTTTACTAAGATCAATCACGCCTGATATAGCCCGGTCTACCGTTAGAGCTCCGAATGTCCCCGCGAATGTCGATTTTGCTGAAGCCCAAACAGATTTTTGTTTATTAAAGGTCTTGCTTATCTGTTTGATTTTACCATCCACACGCCCTAGCTCCTCAGTTATACGCGTGAGCTTCATTGATTCTTTCTGATAATCTTTGTGTTCTTCGGTCATCCCCTTCAGGTTCTTTACAACCTGTCTTTGTGACTTCTTCAGTTCATTATAACTGCCCTTTACTTGCTTGCCATCAACAATCAGCTTGACTACTTCTTCACGTACATTAGTGCTCATTTTACAAAGAATATCTAATGACGCGCCACACAGTAGGACATATGCCTACTCATATATCACGAAAAAGGATTCAGGAAATTTCCCGAAAGCGAAGCTACTTGGGATCGATTGTCTTTTTATTTTCCTGAGATGTAAGTGTCTGATTTATAAATATTTGACTGTCAAATAGTTGTGTTTGAAAAGGCTTCCGAAAGCTATTTTTGTTATAAAAAAGATAGGGTTGAAGGGCTGATTTGAGTTGGATTTGGTTAGGAAGAAAAGACGCTGAAGTCGGAGGAGCTTGCTGCAATTTCTCCTTCTTGCTGAAATTTGGTGAGTACTTTTGGATATACGTAATTATCAAAGGTGTCTGAAAGATGGGTGGCTTCTTCTTGTGGTAGTGCCAAGTCTGATTCACTTGCTTTGTCTTTTTGGAAATCTCCTTTGATTGGTGCGTGGAGCATGGACATAAATGTTTCCTTCGCGTGACGCTCGTTTATTTCGATTGCTGGCATTTCTGGATTAGCGCCACGAAGTACATTGTTTACCACAAGGTGCTTTTGCTTGTGAGCGACATCTGCCAAACTAATGTCTACCATTAAGTTTGCTTGCCAACCCTTAGAAGAAAACTTATACATGATGCGCTGGTATAGTGTAAAGTCGTTGTACAGCTTAAATTTTGATAATCCGTCCTTGCCTCCGTAAATATTTACCTCCTTGGTTGGGTGTAGCGCATAATGATCACATATAAGATCTACCAAGTCTTCTACTTGCTGATATTTCACAAAAAAGTTTCTTAAACATCTTAGAGTGTTCGACTCTTCTCGTATGTCTTGCCAAATCGACACACTAGAAAAACCTGCGTTAAAATCAAATGAAGGTTCTAGGGGTAAACTTGGATTGACATCTTTTTCGCCAGAGATAGACCACCGGCCAAACTTATCGTCATAATCATAATCAAATTCGGGATCGTATAAGTGACGCTCGTCATCTAAGGATTGATAAAATGCATTTGGCAATTTGGTTATAGGTTTGTTTTCAATCTCAACGCTGTATGTTATTGGATCCATTTCAAGTTTTTGTCGATCGAAATAATCGGAACCTAGTACTTTTATGTTTTCAATCGCTGATGATTCTGAATAAAAATATTTCTCAGGGTGATTCGCGGCTAGTTGCTTCATCGTGGTTTCTGTCCATTTGCCGGAAGACTTCCACGCTCGAGATGTAAAGATCATTAAACCAAACCTGCGAGGGTCATCATTGCTGCTTACTTTGCCACGTAAAAGAGGCCGAACTGTTTTTGTAAAAGCATCATAACTTATGAGGGCTGCTTCATCTATTTTGCCACGGTCGTAAGAGCCACCACGGGAAAGGTCAGGACGATCAAAAGATAGAATTTCAATTGTAAATCCATTGATAAAAGTGACTACATTGTCATATTTACGGGGCTGTGATCTCGGTTTTGCAAACCATAATGGAGGCTTCTTACATACTACATAATGTCCTGGAAACTTACTACCTAAATGCTCTCGCATTCCGTATGCTTTGAGCCTGTCGAGTATTTCAGGGAGTGTTTTTGTGTATGCTTGACCAAAGGTTTTGTTAAGCACAAAGCCTTTCATTTTTGGAAGCAGCCTAAAATCGTCATAGGTATCATCTCCCATTACTGTGGTTTTACCAGTACCTCTTCCCCATACGCCGGTTTTTGTTAGTTGCGGAGCGTATAGTATTTGATCTTGTTTATTGTTTACATAAGTTTTTTTCATTGCTCAGTTACATCTTCATGATCTGTGTCGAGCGTGTCAGGGTTCGTGCTTCGTGTTACTTCGGGCAATTGGAGCGCATCAAGTATTTCCTCCATAGAAAGATCATCATGATTGTATGCATCACTCATTTTTTCGATGCTTTCTCTATTAAGATGAATTAACTTTTGTTTATCAGTAGGTTCAATTTCAGTGTCATTTTTAATCTCTTGTATCTCTGCCTCTCTCTGAGCTATAAACAGAGATCTACTAATGTCTTTTCTTATCTTATCGAGGCTCCCAAATAGTTCAAAGGATTGTGAAACATAGTTTCTTGCTTGCCTGTCTGATATTCCATAATCAGAAGTGATCCTTTTAATTACCTGTGCCTTTGGCTGCTGAATAAGTAATCCCCAAATTATTTCTAGTCGATCCCTTTTTTCCTCCTGTCCAGGAGTGAGGCATATTGGCTTGTCATGCGGTAAAAGAGATGATGTCTCTGCTTGAAAATACCATAATTTTATTTTATCAATTTCACTTTCTGGATGAGCTGTTGCAACTCTTCTTTGCACTTTAGTGATTTGCTTTTGTATGCTCATCTAGTTTTGATTTTAAAAAGTTGACTACTTCTTCTTTGTGCTTCCACTCAGCTAAGGCTTGTTGATGCTGCGGCGAGTCTGTGCCGTGTTTTTGCTCTTTCTCCCTGGCCTTTTTTAATTTTTTGCTGCGGCGAGACATCATCAACCGATACTTTTTGTCAAGTTCCAGAATTGAAGAGGGTACTTCAAATTCGTTTTCCTCTTCTTTTTCAAAATAGGTATTGACATACTTAACTTTTGACCCTTGCTGTAGCTGCCTTAATAGCTTCTTGTTATGCTCTATTGCTTCGTTAAGCTTGTTTGCTTCTGAGTATATCCCTTGACGTGCAAAATCACTTGTAGCTGCTTGAAGCTTGCGAGAAAAGAAACGTAGTTCTTTGATCATCCTGTGAATGTCCAGATTGATGCGTGCCTCGGTGGATAGGTCGCTGGGAGGTTCTTGTGCTGTTTCTTTTTCTCTTTTCCGTGATATGGACTTCTTAGTCGGGACTACTTCTAAGCGCCGGACTTGAGTAACTTCTGTAAGCTCATTGCTACGAAGATGATGCCCTAGGGTCTGGAGTAATGACTGACGATTATTGACAGTGTCAGGGTAGGCTAGTAGGGGATGTGATGGATTGAGCTTTTGCAAGATAATTAATCCTTGCTGCCAGGTAGCCTTATCTTTATTGAGTATATACTGTATAACCTCCCTTTTCATATTGTAAAACTGGAAATTTCCCGCGCGGATGTGTAGGACATAAAAAAAGCCTCCGAAAAATCAGAGGCTTTAATGATATGAGTATGAAGATTATTTTTTGTGTGGTTGCTCTATGAAAGGATGACCTTTTGCAAGTAATATTTCGGCTTGCTTATCGGTGATGCTTTTCATGACAATACGATGATCGGTATTGTCATGTTTGGTCAAGATATTGCGCCCAAGCTTCACAGCATCTTCGCCCGCTTTTGTCAGCTTATACTTTTTTAAAGCCATCGTTAGGAGGTAGTTATTGTACCATCACTATAGTCATACGGTAAATGGTTGTAATCTTGATTTCCTGTAAAATCCCAACCAGAAACATTCCCAGCTCTTCCCGCTGTGTTTTGCTTGAATTTCAAGACAATACCCGAACCTACTTCGCCAAGTATCTCATATACTCCATCTTCTTTTCTTTTACCAATAAAAATACATGGTACTCCCACATAAGCATCAATCGCGGATTTCAAAGCGGCATTGTTTCCTGCTATATGACCTTGCAGTGTTGTTCTAAACTGGCCATACTGCGCGTCTCCGTCTTGCTCTTCGGTCATGCTAAAGCATCCGTTTTCCCCATCAAATTCGATTTTATTGAAAACCTTGGTTGATACCATGGTGATGGCACTTGCTACATCGCCACTTGCGGCTGCAGGAATGGCGGACACATCCTTTTCATATGCAGCAAACAACTCACTGTAACCAGGAGTATTTTTACTGTCAGATCTTGAGATATTGCCTAGTGATACACTCATGACTGTATCTGGATTAGAGGGTGATTGATATCAACAGCTATTTGCTGCAGCTTTTCATCCTGCATGAAGTCTTTAGCTTTTAGTTTGCGGCCTTCTAGACGAATAGCGGACACATCCAAAAGCACTGCTGTAATAGCTTTCTCCTTGCCTTGCTTATCCTTCTTTTTTGCTTTGAACGTACGCTCTTCAAAGGATAATCGAGGGAGTGGCTTAGGTGCTGCAGCATCTGCCGTCGGTTCATTGACGATCTTCAAGGCTTCAATCTCTTTTTTTAATTCTGCGTTTTCTTCTTCCAACGCTTTTAGTTTATCTTCTGCCATAGGGCGATTATTTTTTTAGTGAAAAAAAGCAGAGCACCTTGTGATGCTCTCGTTTAATTATTACAAGTCATTCATCCACACTTCTTCTGGAAGTATGAAATCAAAGCCGATTTTGCCGTCGACATAGAAATAAAGATCTCTCCCTCTCGTTTCTGTCCAGAAGTTACCGAGACGCGTCAATGCATCTGTGGCGATGACCAGATTGCCCGGCGTAGTGATAACTATACGATCACTACCTGCCAGCCCTTGCATAGGCATGATCGGTCTGTTGGTGTCATCATCCAAAAAGTTCTTTTTAAACTCCGTGTTGTACGGCAAAGAATTGAACGTCGAACGATAATTTGTTCTGTAATGCTTCAATGCTGCGTGAGAAGCATAAACATTCAACTCTTGTCCTTCATAAACCGGAGCATTGTCAGTAATTAACTGATTGATGCCATTGAATTGCGCCAAGGCATTGCTAGCAGTCAATGTTGTGCCTGTAAACTGCTGATCTGCCGCTACTATATCAGTCGCTGTGACTGCTGCGTCGAGGACTGTTTCCCAACCGTTTGCAATTGCTGCGGTGGTTGTACCTGTTGCATTGTATACTCCACCCCAAGCCAAATCTGTGACGATGTGATGCATCCACTTGTTGACCAAAGCAGAGAATAATACATCCTGAAAAGGAATATCATAAGCTGAGCCTCTCGCTCCTGACTCTCTGATTTGTCGGAGATGTGTACGATAGAGCGCGTTGATTTCCTGCTGGGTAAACTTCGCGGTGATCTCTGCGTCTCTTACCTTCACCTTTCGGTTACTGAACGACAACAGATTGGCCTTTGGCGCTTCCGTGCCTCTATTGCCTGGTTGTCCGGGATCAGCTGTGGTGAGCTTGTACATGGGAGCCTCGTCCTCGACATCATTCATGATAGTGATACCTGAATTAGCGAAGATCTCCTGAGCTTCTACCATTTTTGCCTGAAATATTTCAGGGTTTGCTTTAGTATGTACCTTGAGGGCACTGTCTACATCTGCAATTGATATTGTTGCCATTTTTTAGTTTTTGATGTATTTTGAAATTTTTTCACCTTCGGCACGTGCCTTTTCTTCGTCGATTTCGATCTGACTTTTAGGGGCAGAAGCTCCATTGTAGTCGTCTTCATCTTTAGGTACATTTGTGTGCTTTGCTCCTGGTTCTTTTTTGAAAGCCTCAAAAGCTTCACTCGTCACCTTATGTGCAGCCTGCTCAGTGGCAAGTGCGTCTTGTGATGCTTGCAAAGCGGTTGCCGCTTCGGTGTTTGCCGTTTCTGCGGTGGCTTTTTCTCCCAGCAGTGTCGCTACTTGCTGGTTATACTCTTCTAGTCTAGACTCGGCAGCATCTAATGCTGTCAGTCCGGACTCTGTAGCTTCCACAATCATCTCGGCTCCTTCCGCTCCACCGAGTAACTCGGAGAGGTGGGGACCCAAAACTTTTGCGGTACGTTTCTCGGACGATTTGCCGAATCCAAAAAGTTTCATATTTCTGTTTTAAATGGTTACAATTGTTTGTTTTCGTGATTTGGCTATGTCTGCCGCAAGGGTAATGGCTGATTCAAGATTACCTGAATAGTCGGCCATGCCCATTTCTATAGCCTTTGAAAGTGGGTACATCTGGCCTGTGAATATTTCTTCTGAGGTTATTCTCTCTCCTCGTCCGGTTTTTACCGTTTCTATGAAATCGGCATTCATCTCATTAAGGATGAGTTGTCGTTTTTCAATTTCCTCGGCATTCCATTCTTCAAAACCATTAAGCAGATTTTTATCGACGCTCTTATCCCCACGAAGTATCAGCACTTTAGTGCCGTCTTTTTCAAGTTTAGCGGCCTCATTAATCATGATACTCATGACCCCTATAGAGCCTATTTGAGTATATTCATCATCATTACCTATGATATAGTCACACTGACTGGCCACCCAATAGTGCGCTGATGCCGCCATTTCATCGATAAATGAAATCACTGGCTTTTCTGAGGATTTAATTGCGGTTCCTAATCTTCTAGTGCCAGACACAGTCCCTCCTGGACCATCGGTAAACAAGAGAATAGAATCAATACTTTTTGAAGCATTGGCCGCTTGAATCATCTGCGCTATTTGCACAGATCCAAGCGCGCAAAGCCCGCCTGTTTTTGACAATGCGCCAACCATAGGGATACTAGCTACTCTTTGTCCTGATGGAAGATCATATGCTAATAAGCCACTTTCATCTCTTACCTTTCCGATATTTGCGCCGATGATGTCCGCGTTTTTTTCTTCGGAATTAGAAATTATACTTTCAAAAAAAGCAGAGACATCTTTGCCTTGATCCATCTTTTGAGAGACTATTTGACTCATTCTTTGCAGATATGTGTCTTCTAGTGCCCAATATCTGGTAGATAATACCTCTTGCATCTAAATAAATTTTGATTTACTCACGATACAATGATATCATGACTAAAGAGGCTTCAGTAGGACACAAGCGTTGCTTGTTTTTTAATTATTGCGTGTTTTTAGCAATAAAAAGGGCGCTCGATGTAGGGCAAAAAAAAAGCCTGATCTAGTGATCAGGCTTTTGTGTTCTTAAATGTTATTCAAATTCCTTCTTGGCAAGGATAGTCCATAGTGTGGAAAGTAGCTCGCTGAGTTTAAATACTGCAAAAGCTTGATCACTAAACCGCTCCATACTGCCGCGCTCAGCTAATGGAGCCCGATTCGTAGCGTCGATGTAAAGTTGCCAGAGTTCTTCTCTTAACTCTTCGGGTCCACTGTAAAGCGTGTGAAGATCGAGCAGTTGCTGATACTGAAACTCATAGAGTTCAATTGTTTCTGTGTCGTGTGTGTGTTCCATTGTGTTTGGCTTTTAAATTAAAAATTTGAGGTCAGGGTCGCCAAACACAATGGACACATTTCTGTGTAGAATTGTTGGGATAAACCCACCTGACCTCATATTCAGGTTTCCGATAAATTAAAAGATTGTTACAGAATGTATCAATCCAAAGTGTTTGGCTGTTACAAGCGTAAGTTATCAGAGATATAAATACAAATATTTATAGCAAATATATTGCAATTGACTTAAAATGATACTAAAAGGTATTATAATAATACGCTATTTGACCGCACAAGTACAACTTTCTACCTCTAGCCAGCAAGTGCATGGCCCCCTCACTTCTTCAGGTTGTGGGGCTTGTTTCGGTTTTGATTTCTTTTTACTCATCGATGGCTCCTGTGTAGTAGCATGCCGGATGGTGCATGGTACAGGTGATAGTAATGTCGTAGCTATTGCGCCCCGGACTCTTTTCTTTTACTTGGCTGTATTTAAGATTGGCGTGGTAGTCAAATATCCCCGCTTCACCCAGTAGCCTGTTGTCTTGATCATTGCGGTCTTGAGCTATGACCATGATTTGACGCTTGTCAAAGTTGTGCAAGCTTTCGGTGACCGATTGTCGGTCGCGGTGTAGGTTGGCTTGTATACTAAATGTATAAGTGCCGTCATCATTGCCGATTTCTTGCCAACTGGCTTCACCTATTATTATTTCAAGAGGCGTCCATACGCCAATCATGCTGATGTCTTCGGAGATACCCAAACCATCCGTGACCGTATCAGCAGGGCTGTTGGTGTCGGTGATTTCTTCCTTAAGCTTGATCCATAGTTTCCTTATGGAGCCAATATTTTTGCCGTCGTGTCGTGTGAGCGTCATATTAATTCGTTTAAATAGAAGATATTTCGATCCACACTTCTTCGCCTGCTTCAAGTGCTTCGCATACTTTTTGATACACTCTCTTATATGCCTGCGTACTCTGCTGAATAGTGCAAGATTGGTCTGTGGGATCATTGACCGCTAAATCTCCAACCAGCAAACAGCCCTCAGAGTCGAGCTCGGTATTGCCAATATGGATATATATCCATTGAAAATTTGGAACATTGAGCAGTTGCAAGTGCCAGTTAAACCAATCAAATCGGTTCCTATATCGTTCGGTGAGTGCCGTGAGTTCTTTTCGCTGCGCTATTTGATACGAGCCTTCGGGGATGGCTGTTTCGCCAGAGACTTTAACGCAGCGCTCTTCATCTTCAAGCACGTGACATTCAAAAGCCCCATTAATGCGCAATATTGCAGCAGTTGCATTGCTGTCTTTATTATACCTGATTGCTGATAGTATCATAGTCGTAGTTTATGATAAACACTCAGCGCGGCTGTGCTCATGTGCAGCGAAGCGTCCCCGCGCCGAATGGATATCCTAATGTAAAAGTGAGGTTTTGGGTTTTGTTTTGGTAGGACTGATTTTCAGTCAACTTGCAGGGGACTTCTCAGTCGTGCCTTCTTCGAAGTGAGGGAAAATAAGCCGGAGAAATATCTCCGGCTCTCTTCTGTGTACGGGTTGATTTGCTACTAACAATTTCACTTTGCAATAATTCGACTGTCCCTCTTTTTTAATCCAACTCAAACAGCGTCGTGGAACCCGGGTATTCGGGGCGAGTGCGTCCACTCTCATCGGTCATGCCCTCCCTTATTGCAGCATTCAATTATCAATCGTCCCTCTCTCTATGGTTATCTTCAAAATTCATTTCAAAATCTTCATCATCTATCAATCCGATGAGTTCATTTTCATATTGCTTGAGGGCGGGCACTTGCAGTCCAAATTTTTCCGCATCCTTCATTAATTGCAATAACTTAAATCTATAGGTCCACAATTCTTTTTCATGTGCTTTTTGGGATCTCATCCACACGATCAGATTCACGAAAAAAGTAACTAGGAAACCAATAACTAATCCAATAATAAACATCATCATACTGTCAATTTTTTGTCAACTTTTAGGACTATAGCCTGAGAAATATTTTTGATTATTTTTCGCGCTCCTTCGTGGCTAATCTGGTAATGATTGGCGATAATTCGGAGGCTGATTTTTCGCTGAGTGTTGAGCCTCCAGACCTGCATGCACTGCTGATGTGTAAGCTTGTAGCTGATCTTTTTTTCGATGGCTGGTAGCTCGGCACGGGTGCCTTTTATTTTTAATCGCTCAAGCTGTCGGCGAAAATGACCCACGGGATAAATGCTTTCATTCAAATAATGCGCTTCGTAAAATTCCCTAATAGCATCCTCTTTAAAAGAGATTTTGTGTTGGTCATTGAGTATGCGATAAATAAAGACTTCCGCATTTTGCCAGAAATACTTTTCCAGAAATTTAACCACACTCTTAGCCATGCTTTGCTTGAGCCAAAGGTCTTGGTATTTTGGAGGAAGCAGTATGTCGACCATTTCCAGTTCTGCCAGCTTATCATCGTGGGTGTATCGATCTTTTACGTTGTGGGTGCAGCACGCGACGATCAACATCAATATTAAATCATCGTGGGGTATTCGGATAATGGCATCTTCACATAAGTACACGCTTTTGATATACTGTCCAACGTGTTTTTTTGTGGGGATTTTGATAATAGGAAGATGCTGCATACCATAAAACTACAAAAAAGCACTTAAATAATACTAAAAAGTAGTATATTACTACTCGTTATTATTCATAATTGGTTGGTTTTATGCAGCCCCTAGAAGGAAACTAGGGGCTTTTTTTATGCCACAAAAGAGTGTACCGCGCCGATTTCCTTGGAGAGCGCCTCGGTAGTTGTGCTGAAGTACGTATCTATTAGCTCCACACTGGCCTTGCCCCATCTGCTAAAATAGGGTTTGTAAAACCACGACGCAAAGGCATTAAAATCAATGGCGTAAATACTGTATGCGCCCGGAGTGTGCGCCGAGTGTCTGTTTTTCTTCTTTGACTTTTTGATAGCCCACGCGAGGCGCTCATGTGCATCATCAGGAATCATGTTTGAATTTTCATAACCTGGTATATACTTGAAGTGCTGCAAGCCTTTGACCTTGATCCACTGTGCCAGCTCCTTGGCGGATGCATGTTGTGCAAAGCGCTCTTGCTTATGAATGATCTTGCCACTTGCCAGCATTTGAAACGAAATTTCCCAAGCGTCTTCACTTTTATTGATCGACATGTGCAGGCTATCACGAAGCGCGCCCGTCGTGTTGATTTTGAGTGCTTGTAAATTCCCCAGAATCTCCGGCATAATGTCCGCCTTAAATCTACTGAGAATAGCCTCGTAATCTTTGTCAATCAGCGAGGGGCTGCTCATAGATCCGACCAGTCATTAGTGTCAACCTTGACGGAATAGAAATCCCCGAAATACAACGGAAATTGATAGCCAGCCGCATTATTGAGCGAGTAGTCCAAGACAGGATCCAGTTGATTGATATCGTTGATCGTAAAAGACCAGCCATAATCATTAGCGTCTTGTCTTATCCTGATGATCAACTGCTGCAGTACGCTGAGTGCGGTATTTAGTGCTGCTTCTTCACTGTCAAAATCATTTTTCTTACACGGCACAAACAGCGCAATATTTGATATAAACCTAAAGTCTAAAGACCCAGACCGATCCCTCGGACTCACAGAGGGAAAAGGGCAAAAGAGGGTGTACTCATCTTTTTTGACATCTTGCAGTGTTTTGGCTAGTTCTGCGTATTTGCCAAACACAAAATGGGTTATGCCCGCATGATTAGTCACATAATGCTGCAAGGCTTCCTTGAGTTCGTTCGTTGTAGAAATATTGTTTGGTAGAGCCATACTATGCGTGTTGTCTTTGGTGCCACTCATGTTCCTTCAATCTGTTGTGGTTAAACTCCAGATAATCGAGAAAATCATGCACCTCAGCGTTTTTTAATTTTTCAAAGTCTTCAAATGGCCCATCCTGCGCCACGCTATACATGAGCCCGCGCCACCCGTGCCCACTGGTAAAGTCGGGACCCTTTCGCCCGCTGCTTCCTGATTTGCCAAAAGCGCCGGGATACTTACAGACCAATCTTGCGCGGGTGCGGTAATACCACCAGTATAGCAAGAATTGCAGCACCGGGTTACCTTGAAGCAGTCCTTCGGCTTCATTGGCTGCTGCTTCACTAATCTCTGTGCCCTGCTCTCGGACTAAAAAAGAAGTAAAAGCAAGCAATGACCCGGGATCATTGTGTAGTACACCTTGATAGTAAGTCTCGTAAACATCAAATGCCTCGGTGGTTTCTTCAATGAGCAAGTTTTCAGGCATACATCCGGCCAGCACATCTACACCGGCAAAGTCTGGATTAGTTTCAAAGACAGGTTCTATTGTCTCTAAAAGGGTGACCACCTGCAGGTCTGTTAGCTTGTAAAAATCATCTTGTGAGATACCCAGCCAGTGATTGAGCACCAAGAGCCGAAAGGGTGTCTCAAAATCTTTATCAAATGCTTGCTTGCTGAGCATCATGCAGTGCGCAAAGGCCAGCGCTTGCGCGGTATTCACTTCTGGCCACTGAGTCGGCAACTTTCGCCTGACCGGAAAAGAAAAAGATATCTCATTAAATGAGAATAATTTAACTCGAAATCTGCGATATATCCAGACAGTTGTCATTTTAATTTACTGAAGACAAACAGGCTGCCAAGTATGATGATAACGGCAATTGCGGCGAGCCTTGATACTTGCCAGATAGTCGGCTTCACATATACGGGATAAGGTTCAGGAATTTTTTGGATGATCGTTTCACTATCAGGACAATCTACTGTCGTGTTGATAAGGCCAGATTGATCTCTATATAGTGTAATGGTCACGGTATCCGTTTTTGTTTTGGAGACTGCAGGAAGCCGAAGCACTGTCGGCGTGGTGGAGATGAGATCACAATCAATAGCCGTATTGATAGGGGGGATTTCAATCACTGTTTTTATCGTAGTGGTATCTATGTTAAAAAAAGCAGGATCTTTTTTAAGAATGCGCTTATAATGAAAGGAGGACTTGCAGCTCAGGAAACCAAAGAGCAAAAATAGGAATATCAAGAAAGTGACAAATTTTAATATCTTCATTTATCAGACTTTGTTTTGGAGGAGATATATTGCTTACCAAGATCACCAAGGATCAGCGCTACGAATATGCCGTCCATGCTGTACCAGATTTTTTCGCCCGCATTGAGATTTAAAAAAAGCTCACTCATAAGTAGTACCGGAAAGAAAATAAACCAGATCAACATGCCGATCTCCACAGCTTGCAGTTTGCCGTCTTTTCCTTTGATGGCTTCCCATAAATCGCCCTTTTTTTGAATAGCAATTTTGGTGATGCTAATCACCAAAAAAAGAAAGAACAAATAGCCAAGTATCGCGCTAGGAGAAGTATTCATGAAGCTAAAGTACATCAGCGCAAAGCCTATGAGTAGGACTAAATTAGCCGCCTTTCACGGCATAATATACACTCACCACAGAGGCAATAGTCGTGATAATAGCTACCAACCAAACGACAAACTTCATGGACGCATCCACGCCCTGTTTGTTTCCCTCAGTCATAGACAAGATCTTTTCTATTTGCTCAATCCGTGAGGTGAGAGAAAGTATTTTCATCTCCGTTTGATTGGTCTTATCATCCAGCTTTGTCTTGAGTGTTGAGATCTCCTCTTTCAAAGAGATAAGTTCATTGCGCAAAATCTTGAGTAATTCGGGAATAGTGTACGTATTCGGATCAATAATAGGCTCGCTCATTCTTCAATTATTGGGTGGCCAGTAAATAAGTATTGATCGCCAATTTGTCCAAAATTGAGCGACCAGCGTATTGCGACATAATGTCCGTCTTTGTGCTTGTACCTGTTCGTAAAACTTGCGTTTACGCCTTGAAAAAAGCGATTGTTATACACATCAAGCGTCTTTTCTACATCGTCGGGATGAAGAAACAGCACAAATGGCGAGTTGGTCATCTCTTCCTGCGTGTACCCCAGTATTTCCGCAAATAGCGCACTGACTTTTGTGAACAATCCCATATTATCGACCAGCCCATTGCACCCACTATGGTTAAAAAACCAGCGCATCATGTCGCCAAACTCCACCGCATGGGTAATAAGTTTGTCAAATTCCTTGTGCTCTATACTCATAGCATTACAGAGCTATTGCTCAAAGAATTGTCAGGAATTGTGTAATCCGGCGTGTTGTTCTCTGCGGCATCATCATTTGCATAATCGGCAATATTGTCCTCATTGTCATCAAGGTATTTTTTCGCCCTGCTGAGATAGTTCTTTGCATCGCCCAGCATCTGCATGCGCCATTCTGCATAGGCTTTCTCGTCGCGCTTCATGCCTTTGATACCGTCTTCAGTGCTAACTATACGAATACCATTAGCGCTGATGTCAAGGTTTAGGTTTGGCGCACCCGTATATATTGTATAGTGCGCCAAGGCAGGATAAATATAGTTATCCATAAGAGCTGTCTCATACGCATCGAGTGCCGTGCCCGCCAATAACTTCGCTTTGATCGTAGCAAAAAGGGTTTCTCCGATACACGGGATGACATACTGCAGCTCACACTTGGCCATAAATGGGACTAGCCGTAAATAAGTGCGGCGACTACCTGATATATCCACCAGACCTTTTTCCCGAAAATCATCTGCATTGGTAATGAAATATTTTTTAAACTTAGTAAAAGCACTGCTCGTTTTCCATGTGGTGTAACTGTCTGGAGTAGCCTCCATGACTGCTAGTGCTTTGTCCATAAACAAATCAGCATCTTTGATCGAGCTACCTTGCGCCGCATTAAATACCCACATTCTAATCCCCGAAGTTTCACCACTGCTATGCTCCATAGCCCCACCATTGCCCATATGCATATTAATATAAGGTGCGGCTTTATAAGTGCCATAATAGGCGCTCGCTTTTCTTAAATGCTTAACCACCGCTTGCTGTGCGGTGGTCAAATCAGTCAACACATAATTAACCGCCTCAAGTGCGGTAATCATCTCATCATAAAAAGCTTGACTCAAATGATCAACCATATACACTTCCTCAGCTGTAGAAACATAGGTCATCATCTCATCAAAGGACCCGCTGATCTGTGGAAAGATGGTTTGGAGATCTTCAATATCTTTAAAAAAATTACCCATTGTTGTTCATGTTTTGAAAGCCCGAAGCATTTTCATCTAAAGAGGTCAACTCGATATCTCCCACACCTATTTTGATATCTTTCTTTTCGGGAAAGTTATAGTTCTTACCTACAAGAATAGGTGCCATGGCCAATCGTCTTGGCCGTGGAGTCTTGTAGGCAATGTGAAAGTTGAGTAAATTTTTAATTTCTGAACCAGCACTCAGCCGCCCTTCGGTCTGGATACCTGCCAATGCAGGATCTATATTATGACCTCTCGCATGGACTTTTGAAGCTGTTTCGTGCAGTTTTAAATAAGAATCATCTTTTAAGTCGGTAGGAATCGGCTCGATCTTCCATTCTGACATTTGAGAGTTAGAGCCCATAACCAACTTATCATTGATAAATGTGATAAGGGCTTTATGTGAATTGTTTACTCCTGCAAATTTGTCGAGCTCATTTCTAACAGCCTCTTTTGCCTTTTCCAATGCATCACCTGTTTTTCCATCAAAATAGCTCATAGGTATCTTCACCATCCAACGTCCAGTATACCCATCTTTCAATCCTTTTTTATGAAACATTGGGATCATGTTTGCGATCTCTGTCCAGTCCTTGGTTCCGTACCACTCGACTAGCGAATAGTAAGGCATGCCGGAGATGATTTTTTTTACATGAAAAGCACTTTTAACACTCTGGCCTAATTTAGGATTTCGGATGTCAAGCAAATCAACTTCTTGAATAGGATTGTCAAGAAAGCTTTCATTTTTCCAGTCGGCCATCAAAAGCTTGTCTGAGTCTCGGCGACCGCTCCCCCTGGTAATTTTACCAAGGCGACAATCCACCGCATCTTGACTAATCATGCTGGTTACTTTCGTGCGATCTCGTGACAGCACAAACTCAACCCAGCTATTGCCCATCTCCTTCAAGTCCTGTAGCGTCTCGGTAAAGAGGTCATGAATATGCCACTCTTCCATCCAGTCTTCCAACTCAGGATCAGCAACCGGCGTAATAATGCGCTGGTTTCCTTCTATCTTTTCGGTGTATAAATACAGATATTGACCCGCTGCGATGTTTACATCCGTGTCAATCAGGTTTTGCTTAATGTCGTTTTCGGCCAAAATTCGCCGATTCAAATAAGGGAGCTTATTGTCAGAGCCCCATTTTATAATCTCATGTTTTCCCTTTTTTATCGTGTCGGGTTTGGTTCGGCTATAATACCCGTCTTCAAACTGATAAACATTACCCGTCTCCATAGACGCAAATACGCTGGGGCTTAATTCTACAATATCATTCATGAATTACTTCTTGACCGTTGAACGCTTTGATAGCAAATAGTTTTATTGACTTAGGGAGCTGCTTGTGTTGTGGAATGCGAACCTGCTGCAGATTAATTGCTGGTAGCTTGATGTGTGTGCCGAGTGCTGTTTTCTCGACGGTGGTACTATAGCCAGAAAGTTCGTTGATAAGGAGAATATTTTTTTGCTTCAATTGATATTTGAAGGCTGAACCTTCCACCGCTTTTCCAGACGCTGCGCGCATCTTGTTGCGCTTAACGCAGAGCATGTCGCGAATCTGGCCGTTTTCCTTGTAGAACGTAATCAGAAAAGGGGAGTGTCCGCCTGTTTCGTCGATAGTTCTGATGACTTCCTGAATAACCATGATACAATAATATCCAGCGCGAAGGGTATAGAGTAGGACACAAGAGCCTGAAGAAGTCCTGCGCGTAGAGGGTATAGTGAGAAGGTATAGTTTTGTGTGGTTTTCGTCAAAAAGTATAGTGCCATACTGCGTTTAAATGAATTAAACGCCTTTTTCAAACTGACTTGTAATCAGTAGGTCATTGGTTCGATCCCGATAGGAGGCTCTTAAAAAACCGCTTAATTTTTAAAATTAAGCGGTTTTTTTGTTTTAAAACTAGTAGAAGAAATACCCGGTATAGTGAGACGGTATAGTTTGATGCTAGATATGTGCGGAGACATCTATGTTGAATAGCTCTTTCCCCTGCTGAGCTTCTTGCTTTCTTTTCTTACTGAGATAGTGCTTAATAGCTGTTTCTTTCTTATGCTTCTCATTCAAGGCAGACTCTCCAATCTGAGCATATAAATTATTAATATAAGTGTGTCGGAGATTGTAAAAGGTTATTTTTTTATCAATTCCCGTTTGCCTAAAAAAGTGAATAAAAGCTTTTGAAGCTAAAGACTGAAGAGTCTTCCGGTCTTTCCAGCGTGGCTGTATTATATAATCTGTTTCTTTTTCAGATTTAGCTCTTAATTTCAAAAGAAGAGAAGCGAGTTGATGATGAATATATACATACTCAATGTCTGACTTCAGGTTATTATTATTTGTTTTCTTGGAATTACAAACAACAATATAGTTGTCAGTAACATCCAGCCAGGTCAATGCAAAAAATTCTTTTGGACGTGCTCCAATAAACATGTCAAGCAAATAGAGTTCTTTAAGCCACGGCCTGTAATAGTTGACTTGCTGATTCCCTTTCTTACCCATCGCATTTTCTACCGTGATGGTTTTTAAAAACAAGTCCATCTCGCTCATTTCCAGAAATTGCGGATCAGTGAAAACAGATTTATAAGAGATGCTGGAAAATGGGTTTTTAATATCGTATTCAAATTTTTTTATTAGGCAGTTGAACCAGTTGCGGCAGGCCGTAACATGGCGGTTCCATGTAACCTCACCAATCTCTCCATTGTTATACCTAGACTCTAGGTGATTATAAAATACACCAACTACGGCATCATCTACCGCCTTTATTTTCAAATGAGAAACTTTAATCCCCGCTTTTTTGAGCGCAATGAGGAATGTTTTAATATATACTACCGTGTTTTTAATATACTTCTCATCTCGGTTCTGCGCTTGATGTTTTGCAACAATAGCCGGATCATCTTTGAGGTAGCGCTCATAAAATGCAGCACATTGTACTATTAAATTTGGCCGAGTTGATTCTGCGGGTTTGAGAGTTTCAATTATATCATAGTTGTTCGCTTCGTAGATTTGTTTGAAAGCGTAATGCTGTTGAGCTGCCTCGTTGTAGTTTTTAGTCTTCCATGTCTTTTTTTTTCCAATTCTATTAAGGGGAGGGCTCCAGAGTTTTGATTGATACTTTTGTTCGCCGGACTGTAGCGTGATAAGATATAGACCGCTTCCTTTCGGGGGCTGCTTCATGCCGCAAAATTAAACAATTTATCCGCGGGGCTTTCAACAGCGGTTGTGGTTAGATGAATATACTGTTCAGTCGTGGTTATTTTAGTGTGTCCGAGAAGCTTCTGGACATAAGTAATATCATAGCCATTTTCGATTAAATGAGTTGCGAAAGAATGCCGAAGTACGTGAGGAGTGACTGTTTTTTTAATCCCCGAAGTTTTAGTCGATACTTTTAAGAATTTCCTTATCGATGTGGCGCTGTATCTTAAGCCATCCTGCCCATTGAATAAATAGATTTTTGGTTTGTATTGTAAAAAATACAATCTTAAAAATTGCAATGTTGACTCCCCTAATATTGTTTGACGATCCTTGCCCCCTTTTCCGCCTCTTATCCAAATGCAATTTTGAGCGCTATCAATGTCCGTTAATTTAAGATTTATCAACTCGGAGACTCTTAAACCCGCGGAATAGATGGTCAATAATATAGCTTTGTGTTTTATGTTTGAAACATTATTAATGAGCAATTTCACTTCATTTTGAGACAAAACATTTGGTAGTTTTTTGTTTTCTTTCGGTCGTTTAATATTCTTCACTTTTCTAGGATTCTCAGCTACCCGGTTGTAATAGAAGAATATTGCATTTAAGGCAAGGTTAATCTTAGACCAGCTGTATTTGCGTTTAAGTAAATGATTTAAATAATCTTCTATGTTTTTAGTCGAAACACGTTCAGCTGCGCTGGCATTATAGAATCGAAGCAATACTCTAAACTCATATAAGTAAGCTTTTATAGTAGTCTTTTTATACCCTTCAATTGACATTTTTTGTTCTAGTTTTTGTAAATCCGCAATCATAACCGTCTGTTTTTCATTTCATTAATAGTACTGGAGTATATGGGCGTGTTATATTTAATTGCGCTTGTAAGTTGCCTTAAAAAATGAAGAGTACATCAAGCGCAACTAAAAATAACAATGCGTAAACATAATGGCTATCCGTGTTCCATAGGTTACTTTTCTGCGTTAATCCCATATTTTATTTTGCCCTCGCACTTTGGGTCTTTCAGCCCCATTTAGAAAAGAAAAGATAAATGCAATTACATCAACAGTCCATCCGTTTCCAAGTGCTTTATATCTCTGAGTGTTGCTAACGTGTTCTGTATATCCGTCTGGAACTGTTTGTAGTCGTTCACATTCTAACGGACTTAACTTTCTCCATCCATCAGCGTTAATGCTTTCAATCTTCGGGGCATTACTACTTCCAATACCATTGCCTTTAATACCAACTCCTGCACTTAATGTTTTACATTTGCCAAAAATTGAATACACGTTACCATTTTGCCCTTTCTTTGGGTAAATGTTTTTAAGTATCAAAAGCCCTTGTTTGTTTCGCTTAATCATACTTTTTGCATTTTCCTTATAAAGTGTTGCTAATATTGTTTGGCTTTTATTCTTTAAAACTTGACCGTCTTCAACAATATCTTTTAACAAAATGCCTTTGTCTTTTGGTTGTCCGATAACAGGTATGTTTGTCCAGTAAAGGCGTTCTCTATTTTGTGCAGAAACTAAGCTCGAATTTATCTTAATAGGCATAACTCCAAGTTGGTCGCTGATTATGTCTTGAAATTCTTGCTTCATTTTTACGTTCTCAAGTAGAAAGTATTTTGGCTTGCACTTTTTTAGCAACCTAACAAACTCAAAAAACAGTTTGCTTCGTGGGTCTTCAAAATTTAATCCTGCACCAGCAAAACTAAAACCTTGACACGGGCTGCCACCAATCAGCAAATCAATCTTTGGTAGATTTTTTGCTTTTACTTTTAAAACATCTCCTATTTGCTGCGTTTTTGGGTAATTAGCTTGTGTTATTGTTATCGCATATTTGTCAATTTCAGAAGCAAAATAGTTATCTACTTTTACTCCTAATTTATCAAGTGCAATTTGTCCACAACTAATACCATCAAATAAACTTAAAACATTCATAAAATCCCTCCCTAAAAATAAAATATTACTGTATCACTTTTATCAACTTCCGTGCGTACTTCACGCCACTATGCTTACGCTAACCGTTGTATGCAAGTGCTTAGGTCTGTGCATTAAATAAAGTTGGTGGTTCATTATCTTTTTCTTCTTTTTTGCCCAACGCACAATTCAAAATATGCAATCCTAATTCTGATTCGGTGCAGTTTCTTAGTAGTTGCCTTTTATCTTTTACCTTGTATTCTGTTAAATCAAACCCCTTTATTTCAGACAATTTACTTACGCTTCCACCTTTTCTGTCGTGTCCTCTTTCTTTTTGTTCTATATTCGGTATGTCAAAGTTTGCCCATATATAATGCTTACTAATATATTTGGGTTCAATAAAAGGTTTATAGTAACTCTTTACATTCTCAATACAAAACTTCCCTTTATAGAAATTTTGCAACCATATTATTTCTTGGTATAACTTCATATCTGGGTACGCTTTATAATCCCATCTCGAAACATTGCCCCTCATTAATTGCGTATGCGTTTGACAAGGTGGTGAGCTCCAAATAAAGTCAAACTCTTTATAATGTTCTAATAGATATTCGTGCGCATCAGTAATAATAACAGTATCATTTTTAAAATGGTCTTTATAAATAGATGCAATATCTTCACTATATTCTATTGCTGTTATTTCGTGTTGATTACCCCATAATCTACGATTTCCACCAATTCCAGCATATAAGTTTAGTATCTTCATTTTAATTTTTTAAATTAATTTGCCCTCGCTCAAAAAAGAAGAAAAAGGGTTCGTGTTTATAATCAAATTTCGTGCTTTAAAGTCGCACCAGACATACAACAATGTATAACACACATTAAAACGATGTGTTATACTCAACGTTACCTGTCAGTTCTATTAAAAGAAAAACCCATCCCTCCATTACGCAGAAAAGAGATCAATCTGTTTCACATTCTTTTTCACTATCACATTCATTGCCCGGTCTAAGATGTATTTACCCGTTTCTGGGTGTACACAATTTCGAGCAATGCGATCTTTTCTTTGTTTTCCTTTATAGTCGCTAATATCAAAGCCATAGAAGCTAGACACTTCCTTTGCATCCGATCCTTTGATAGTCGTTTTAGTTTCTGGTTCAAATCTTCCCAGTTTGAAATTCGCCCAAAATAAATGACGGTCTATCTCTTGAGCTGGTATTAGTGGTGTGTAATATGGTATCACATTCTCAATCACATACTTTCCAGTAAACCACTTATCCAGGAGAATAATTTCTTGGTATAGCTTCATATCTGGATATTCAAATTTCTTTCGCTTTGAATCTTTAAATCCATACATCAAAGTATTCATCTTGCTATGTGATGGGCAAGGAGGTGAAGCCCATATAAAATCAAATTCCTCGAAGTTGTTCACTAGGTATTCATGCGCATCTCCTACAATTACTGTATCATTAGGAAAGTACCTTTGATATATTCTAGCTACTTCTGGATCAAGTTCAACCGCAGTTATTTGATGTTCATCACCCCACAGCTTGCGGTTTCCTCCTAGTCCTGCATATAAGTTTAATATTTTCATTTTTTTGCCCTCGCTTTTTTCTTTTAATAGAACCGATCCAACCCACAATCCAACCGCACACAGGTAACAAACGCTATACCCCAGCTTCGTTCCTCAGCCGATGGTATAGCTGAGTCGTTACCCACAATAAACACTACCATTGTAGGCATAGCTGGGCTTTGTGGGTTTCAAACCGCTTGCAAGCCAATTCGTAGTATTCGTCATCAATTTCATATCCTATTAAGTTTCTGTTTAAGTCATGGGCTGCAATGGCGATACTAGCCGACCCTAGATGAGTATCTAAAATCAAATCCCCCTCGCTCGTGTACTTATCTAAAATCCACTTATACAATGCAACTGGCTTCTGCGTTGGGTGTATTCGTTTTTCGTTCAGTTTCTTATTGCCTTGCATTATGTGACCTTCCTTTATGCTTTTACCTTGCATCATTCCACGCCACATAAAACGAAACATATCCACCCTTTCAGTCGAGCTATTGAAAGCAATTTCGCAATCAGATTGATCCGATCCCTCGTTGCATTTGTCCCAGATTATCCGACCCGTTCCCCATAGATTTTTCACATAATAGTTGCAGCCCCAAATGATTTGATTTTTAGATACTCTCATCAATTCGAGAAAGTATTCTTCACTGGCTGGTTTATTGTCCCAATCTTTTTTTGTGTAGTGGTTACCATTTTTCACATATTTTCTCGAGCCATTGGATTGAGTTACAAAACCAGCCCTATTCACTCCGCCATGCTCTTTACGTCCATACTCAGGATCAACGATAGCCCAATCGAATTGATTGTCCGCCATTGCCTTCATGGCTTGCAAGCTATCTCCGTGTTTTAATTCAATGTTCATTTCAATTAATCCGTGTTTAAAGTGGGTAACACTATGTATAGGGTATGCCTGTTCTGTTTTTCCGAACTACCACTCTGCACTCTGCACCTTACACTGCACTTTGAAAGCGTAGAGTGTAGAGTGGCACACCCCATACACGCCCTCGTTGTAAGTAATAAAAATGCTTACATACTTCTGTGAAACTCACAATATACACCATCAGGAGAAGCAGTAGGCTCTTCACAATCTGCGTTACAGCATTTTGACATACTCACAACATCAGGTATAGAAAATAATTTTACTTGCTCCTGTAATTGGTCTATTGCATCTTTCAAGGTAAACCTGTTAACACAATCATTCATGTCTCTATGAACTCTTTCAAGTTGGTTTATCACTATTTCAATCTTTTGTATATTCATCTTGTTTAGTTTTTCAAATTCGTAAAATTACTTTTCATACCCACAGCGTTATAGCCCATTAGTGGTTGAATATATAATTATCGTTTTCATCAAATTGAGCATCTAACTCTGGCACAGGTTCGCAATTCACGAAATTACCTTTTAGCCCACCTTCCCATTTTTGGGCTTGTCTACATTTCAAACACACCCTATAAGTCGAGTTTTGGTATCTACTTCTACCTCTTACCTGCCATTTGTGACGGTGCTTGAATAAACGGGCTATAACACCCGCTATAAAATCATATTCGTTCCTCATACGCTTCATAGCTTTTTCGTTAAACACCCCCCTCATTAAAAGAGGAGCCTGATGTCCAGTCTGTTTCTGATTTATTTAGTTTTTTAAATACTGTTTTTGTCTGTCCGATGGTCGCCATCTGCTCTACAGAGATAAACTCACCATCAAAGACCGTGACCCCAAGCTTTGCCAGCTTTGTTAATACTGCGCGGCGCTGGGCGCTCTCATTTAAGCCCTTTTTTATACCGAGCTGCTGCCTTACAGTTTCACTCTTTATCGATACGATTGGTAGTAATAGACTCATTTCAGCACCTCTTTTACTACTTTTTGAAATGTCCCGATTTTTAAGGGGGGTGTTTTTATAAAATCACTGATAATCAGCGACTTAGCCCCCTTTTTATCGGGACACAATCGGGACACCCACAAACCTAAGTCCCTGATAGTCAGTAGAATGCGTCGGGACAATCGGGACACTAAAGTGTCCCGATTTCGGGACACATAGGTGTCCCGATTGTCCCGCTCTATCTGGCTTATAGTCAAGGAGTTACACATTGAGGTGTCCCGATTGTGTCCCGATTTTTCAGGGCAAAAACAGCCTTTACAGTGGTTTAAACCTTGTTTTATGAATATTTGACGTAAAAAAATCGGGACACTCATGTTTTCATATTTTACCTGTTTCTGCTCTAAATAATCGGGGGTACATCGGTAGGTATTTTTTGACCATCCGCTCGACTTTCTTCTTGCCTGCGGCTGGGGCTAGATGCTCGTATTCACTCGCGGCAATTTGCGTGTAGCTCTTGCCTGAGCTAAAGAGAATAGCGATGCGCGTGACATCAAGCGGTGCGTTTTCATGCTCCTTGGCTAGGTTGTGTGTCTCATAGGCGCTGTTAAAGAAGTAGTCGCCCAGCTTGATTGCACGCTCGATGGTTTCTTCTTGAATAATCTCTTCCTGCTCAAACTTCTCGTGATTATATGACTTGTCTGATATATGAAGCAAAGCGGCTAGCCGCTGTGTGTATGCGGTAATTTTACCATAAATACCGCCCTGCAGATTTTTCTCATACAAACTCTCCAGCGCATTAATTTTGTGTGCTTTTTCTTTTCGCCAGTAATCAAATGTCCGAATAGCTTGCGGTGAAAAGATGCACTTGCGTACGTCATCAAGATCATTGACCCATAGCGCTTTGTACAGCGTGTTGATTGATCTGTTGTGTAAGTCTTGCAACTGCTCCGGCATATCAAAATCAAGCGAGGGAATGGCTATTTTGTTTTCTTCAGGAATAGCAAAAAGAAACCTGAAGATAAAGCCAGTCGTTGCTCTGTCATTTTTGAAAAGCTTGTGCAGTACTGTAGGTTGGATCGATCCAAAATTGTTGATAAACATTTTCTCAATAAACGTCTCTTGCTTGCCGCTCCTCGTTATCTGATGACTGCCTCCATCCCAGCATTTAAGCCAAAACTGCTCTTCATTCCCTTCGCTCCGGTTGTTGGGATTCATACCATTGATCCACTCCAAGATCTCGTCTGAGAACTTGAGCATCCCTTTAAGATTATCAGGAAGCACCCAGCGCACAAGTGTAGGGATTTGAATGTCGTTAAAAATCAATTTCCGTAAAGGATAATTTTTTCTTTCTTCATCGCCCAGCATCTCGCCGTTGGCTTTCCATTCGGCGCTAAAGTCTTTTTGAATGTTATTCAAGGGCTCAAAAATCTGCTTCATAATCACAGACTTACCACTTGATGACATACCCACCAGAGCCGCCCACACAGTCAAAGGCATAGACCCCAGCTTCTTGTTTGATAAATAATAGCCATTGCCAATCGCCGTGCTATACGCTGTAAGCATCGAAAGCCCGATAAAACTTCGAGGGATGTCATAGTGCTCGTGTATCATCTCGATAAAGGGCTTGATGTTCGGGTGAAATACTTCGAGCGGAAAAGGGTTGTGTATCTTCTCGCGCTCTTTGATCTCACTGAGCATGTCGTCTACGGACTTAGTGCTCAGTCCTTTTTTTCGCTCTTTATACTGCAAGTACGCATTGTTCTCGCTCATATGTTTATTTGTCTTTTGAGCGCGAATACGCTATTGATAAAGTCTTGCGTCTGGTTGGGGTTGTTGATCAATGATATCAATATGCTCGTCAAAGTGTCCGTGGCTGAGTCTGGCTTTTGGTTATTGAGCGCGAGCAGATTGTTGATATTGACGCGGATGCATTCCCGCTTCCGGATGGTCATTGCGCGACTGTATTGACTGTTTTCAAAATCAACCAAAGATTTGGTAAACTCCTCATCAGGGAGTAGCCCCTTTAAAAATCCCGTGAAATCTGACAACTCTTTCATCTTGTCATCACTGACCAGCAATACTTCTAGTATATCCTCAGCAAATGCCGCCACTTTTTTGTTGGCTACATGGGTGGTGTATAGGTGTAGGAAGTACGCCACTACGCCATGCTCTAGGAGCATGTAGGCGTATGTTTCCACATTGGCCGATGAGTTAAGGCTGCTTATATATAGGATCAAATCATCAACTACATGCTTGATGTCGCGCTCCGGATGCCGGACTGCCTGGCGATGCGCAAAGGTCTTGAGGTCGATTGGCGTGGAATCAAGCATGGAAAGGAGCGTGTCCCAGTATTGTTTGTTTTGATCGCTGAAGTGCTTGGGCTGCAATATGTCTGCCAGCCGCGGCATAGTGCTTGACTCTAATAGTACTGCCCCAATAATTGCGGACTCTAAGCCTAGCTTTACGGGTTTGTTTTGGTCGATCCATCGGGATACTTTTTTGGAGATTTCTTCTGTTTGATTCATGGAGAGGGCTTATTTATAAAGGTGGTAGTGGCAGAAATAGAGCGTAATACACACGCCAATCACTGTGCCGATAAAAAGCAGAATAACGGTAGCTACGGCATTCATAAAGCGATTGTAATCGCTCTGCTGGGGGAGCTCGCCAAGCTTGCCCCAGTCTCTGCGGCGACTCATTGCGCTTGTCGGGATTGAAAGAAAGGGCTCAAACTACTCGGCTTCTCTTGAGTATCATGGATCATTTCAAGGTCTTTTAGAGCATCTTTGGCTACATTGTAGATTCGCTCTTCTGCCTCTGTGGTGAGCTTCACTTCATCACATATCTGCTTAATTATGCGCAGCGATTTTATTACTTCAGGGAAACCTGCTGCAAAGTGCGGTAATTTGTTTTCTGGCTCAAGATATGCGTCTTTTTTTCCTGTTTCGTACCCTTCATTATATCTAGGATGACCGACCATAGCGTCTACAATAGCATCTATAAATTGACTCCTCAACTCTAGATCAATATCGTCTTGCTGGGCTATACCCATGATGCGATTGGTGAGGATGTGTGTTTTTAGTTGACTTTCCATAATGTGTGATTATTTTGTGAATTGATTGATTTGTGTGTGTACGGCTTGCGGAATGTTAGCTAGTAAAATATTGTCTAGTTGATCGATCTCCGTGACGATATCGGCAAGCTGACTGTCCTTGTTAGGATCGCTAAATATTCGCTTCTTTTGTCGCTGAAAATAGGTGCGGTGACGCAGTAGCTTATCGATATCGTGCGGTGGTATCTGCTTGTATTGGTTCATTATTGCTTTTGGTTTTTTGCCATACGGCTGTAAGTGCGGCGATGCTTTTCAATCCATATTACTTTGCGCTCTTCCATGTTTTGGCCGCATGCCTGATTTCTGAAATGACCTCTGATGTTTACCGGATTGAGGATGTGTAGATTTTTGAACCACGGGATATCAATTACCTTGATAGGATTATTTGATCTGTTTTGGTACTTGGAGCCGTGCGCTTTCTGTGTTGAAAAAGGGTTTACAGTTACTTCGTCAAAAGTGAAAAATTGAAGAATAGCTACTTTAAGAATAATATTAAAATAGAGCTTATTTACGTCCCCTTCAAATGATTCATGAAGGTCTAAGCATACTGTAAGAGCATTTTTTGCAGAAATGTCTTGGTGAATCATCGAATAGACCTGAGAAGCATCGTCTTCATTTTGAAAGGCAACAACACTGAAATTTTCAGGAGAAGTATTTATATAGATCGTTTCATTTTCTACTCCTTCAATTTTCATCATGAATTCTTGTCTTTTCCAAGGGAAAAAATCCTTCTGCATTTGCCTGTGAAAATTGTCTTGAAAAGCTTCAACAAATCCTGATTGACGAGCTTTATTAAATATATTTTTATAGTTTTTAACATACCTTATGTCTTTAATTTCGTTTAAGGCAAGCATATCTTTAAGAGGATTGATTAGTTCTTCAGGCCAATCAAAACGGCGATCATAGTATATCTTCGTTTTGCTAATTTGAAAATCTTTTTCGTCTAACTTTTTCATGCTTCGGTTTTTAGCGTTCGGGTGATGCGAAATCCTTTAATCTTAAAATACTGGTCGGGAACGGGGATGACGTTGATGTTGAACTTTTGCAAGTCCTCATGGCTCATCTTCTTGACTCGCGCGATCACGGCGAGCGTCTCTGGCTCCTGCACTATGGCGAGCATGTGCGTGATATAATCGATGTAATGCTTACCCCAGTTTGCCGCATTGATCTCGACTTCAGGGTCTTGTTGAGTGATTGTTTGATTCATAATATTGTGGTTGTTTAAATGGTTAATTGTCCTGTGCGTGCGCGCTTTGCTTTCTCTGTGGCGCTGCTCAGCGGATGCTCTGCGCCTAGCTTCACGTACTTAAATGTGATGATATGTATTTTGCTCTCTTCGGTGACGGGAAAGCTGCGGTCTGCTGCTGCGGCCAGTGTGGCTATCAGTGCTTGCTTGCTCCAGCCGGTGCAGATAGCGCTCACAGACTCGTTGAGCTTTGATATGGTCGACACGCGCTTTTCTATGATCTTTGCCTCGCCCAGATACGTATGTCGCCAGTACACTTCATAGCCCACATTTTTACTCCAGACATCCACGCCTTGATAAAGGCACACATGAATGAAGCTGTTGCAGTGAAGCTTGTTGTTGTCATTGTGTAGTCTGAGCTTTTTCATATTATTAGCTTTGCGTCATCTCATGGATAAATTCTCCGTATTCCACCAAGGATTCCACAGGCTTTTTGAGGATATCAGAGATAAGGATGAGCTCGTACATGGTCGGCTGGCTGGAGTTGTTCAATATGCGGGTCCAGCGGGTTTTGTTCTGCCAAAACACTTTATCACATATAATAAACTTGATAAGCCGCTGCTCCTCTTTATCCTGCGGAAACTTGAGGGCAATGGCTCTCTCGATATTATTCCAAATAATTTTATTCATGATTTTGGTTTGCGGCATGCTTGCTTGCGGTTTTTTGTTTTACGACTTCAAAGTACTACTTTAGTACCCCAAAGTAGTACTTTGATACCCAAAAGTAGTACTTTAAGACAGAAATGCAAACAAATAAGTAATTAAATAAGTGCTTTTTTGTATTATAAAAATACTAATCAATGACATATAGTACCGAAATGTTTCAAAAAATGGTGGCTGACAGTGGAATGTCTCACGTAGCTATCTACACTAAGGCAGGGATGAGTAAGCAAATGTTTCACGATATGCGCCAGCCAGTGCACAACAGTCGGCTGACTCGGGATAAGATATTGAGGATAGCCCAGGCGACAGGCTCAAGGGTGGCGGACTACTTCCCAGAGCTCAAAAAAGATGTGGCGCTGATACTAGATGAGCCGGTGGAGCATTATCAAAACCACACGATGGTCAAAGAGGTTAAGTCGCTGATGGAAGACTTGGTCATCGAGGCGAAGCGCTTTCGTGATGACTATATATCTGCCCTTCTGGAAAATAAGCGACTGCAAGATGAAATGATCGAGCTGCTCAAAGAGCGCGCCCATAACGCGGCGCAGTAGTATACCTCGGCGCTGGAAGTAGGGCATAAAAAAAGCCTGATCTTATGATCAGGCTCGGATGATGGTTAATTGTTTTCTTAACTTTTAAACTCTTTCCTTGTGAGCGCATCGTATAATCCGCTTAGCGCTTCGGTGATTTGAAGCATGTTAAATATATGATCGGATGGAGCCGTGTGAAAGCTACCCTCCAAGTCCGCGTTGTTGGTAGCGTCGATCATGAGCTGCCACATTTCTTTCCTGAGATCTGTGGAGCTGTCAAAGAGCGTGAGCAAGTTGAGCAACTCCTGGTACTGAAACGAGGTGACCTCTAGGGTCTCGAATTGTTTTTCTGATGTTTGCATTTTGTTTTTGCGTTTTGTGAAAAAAAAGAGGGATCGAGGGCTCGCAAAAACATATTAATATAACTACTAATAAAGGGACTAACCCAACCCCGATCCCATATTGTTATGAGTGCATTCCGATAAATCATAGTGAAGTGAAGTAGTTAAGTGAATAGTAATATATTTTTGCACTTCAATCTTAGGTTATCGGTATGTGAAAAGCAAATTAATTGCTGTTTTTTTCTTTTGGCGGCTGCATCACTTCGGCGAGTGCAGCGAGTGTCAGGTCTAGCGTGTGACAGTATTCTTGCAGGTATTCGTGGGGCAAGTCTAGCTGCTCGTCGAGCAGGTGGAGTCGTGCGGTGTTAAGTTCTTTTTGCAAGTCTTCAAAGGAGGTTTCTTGTTTGAGTGCGGCAATCGCGGTGGTTTGTTGGCTCATGTTGTGCTGATTGAAAAGGACATTGTGTTTAAAAATGCAGTATTATTCGTATACTTGTGTAGCTTAATGATGCATAGAATAGCTTTAAATGTGTTGTAAATGTATCAAGATGCGACATTATATAAAAGAAAAAGGTTATTTTTATTAACTTAGTGCCTTAATAAGTAACACAAAGACGCTTTATGCCCGTATATTCCTCTGAGAAGCTATTGAAAATGTTTGAAGCCAGTGGCGCATCAAAGAAGGATGTATACACACAATATCCTGTAGATCGCAACACGCTCAATCGCTGGCTGTCGCCGGGCAATGATCACTTGATCGATGGCTATAAGGTGATCCGTATTGCGAATATAATAGGGGTGGACCCTCGCTTGTACTTTCCGCAAATACAGACGGTCATCAGTGAGATCAGTAGTCTTGACAGAGCTGAAGACCCGCAACTACAATATCTCAATATGCTGATCGATGGCACTGCCGCCGGAGATGCGGCGAGTGTCGACGCGCTCAAGGCTGAGTCGGCCAAGCTGGTCGCTGAAAACAAGCGCTATCGTGAGGAGCTACTGCGCGTCATGCAAGACTTGAAAAAGATCTAACATTTATCCGCAGTATTTATGTAATCCGGAGCTTGTAATTGTCTGGTTTTTAATGTGTTAATGGTACTGGAGTATATGGGCGTTTATAGGTTATGATATTTTGCCGCATTTAGTACATTTATCAAATTCCCACAATGCCGTATGCTCATGTGGTTTAAAATTATGATCACAACCAATAACAGGCGGTAAGGAATAAGATTCTTTGACTAGTTCTGCTGCTTCTAGCAAATCATCAAAGCTATATCTATGGATAGCATAGTCGTGCTTATCCCAATTTTCAGGCACATTAAATCGTTGCTTTAGTTTTTCTTTTATATCCATTATTGTAGTTATTTACCCGTCAAATAATCCGCTTCTTACCTGATCGTTAGCGAGAACTCAGGAACTTTTGCATTATTTCCTTTGACTCTTCTATTTTATACTCTTGCTTGAATCTTGCGCTTATCCATACATCAAACTCCATTAGCAAATCGATCTCGCTAACAGGCGGTAAAAAAGCAGAATCAACTAGATCTCTTAGCTCGGTTAAGTGTATCAGTATTTGCATAGCATTGCTAGCACCGTCTGGATCTATTTCTGCACTTGGAACAGTTACCAGCTTCTCAATTTGATTGATTTTTTCAGTTATCATGTTTCAGTAGTTATTTAACCGTTGTTTCCGCTTTTTACCTGATCGTTATTTTTAGCTGAGTCGACATGATGAATGAGGCTGCCTGTGATCGTGACTATCCGATACGTCTATCAGGTTATTGCCAGTAACACGTAGCGCGCACCTCACTCATCATATCATAACTACGAAAGCGCGACATAGATTCTTTCTTGCATATGCTTGACAGCCATGGCGCGTCTACGGCGTAGATAGATCATGATTAAAAGTAGAGCAATGGCTGATGTGGCTATCACGATTAGGATCAGGTGATCGCTCTCGTTTTTCTTTATCTTATTGAAATGTGCATGATTGTCTAGTATGATCGTGGCATAAGCGGCAATTACGGTATTTTTTGTGTTGGTTACCTGATCGCTGAGGTTCGCTATATGCGCGGCGTATTGTTTGTTAAGCTGTAGCGCGGATTTGTAGTCGCCCTTGGCTTCTGTTATTTGGGATTGTAGGAGTAATATAGTGTGATCTTGTGCTGATTGGCTTGTGCTGTCGTAATGTGTGTAGGCTATTGTCGCTAAGCTGTCCGCTTTTTTAAGCTGACCAGCCGCAAGGATTACCTCAATCATGTCTAAGTAAGTGAGATAGTCCCAGCGCCCCTCAAGATAATAAAGCCCCTGGTTCATGTAATTATATGCAGTGCGGTACTGCTCATGCTTTGCGGCTATCATTCCGAGCCGCTTGAGAGACTTTCCTTTGACCGAATTGCTAGAGGCTGGATCATAGGCGGCTTGCTCGAAGTAATACTGAGCCGTGTCATACTTCTCTGCTTTAAAAAGCGCATAACCGTACTTGTAATGCATATATGCAATGCGCTCGGTGTTTTCTGTGATAATGTAAATATTAAAGGCTTGATTGTAGTGCTTGATTGTGTTTTCTGCTTCGAGCGCGTCTCGGTAGCTGTTGCCTAGGTTCTCGTGAGTCCAAGCTGTTTCTTTTTTTCCTAAAAGGGGCGCGTATTTGAGGGCTTGCTTGTAATAAGATATAGCCTCTTGGTAGCTGTGTAGGTTGTCAAGCGCATCGCCAATATTGTTTAATATTCCCCAAATCAAATAGTTGTCTACTGTGTCCAGCTTGCTCACTTTCTGCAAAGCAGACAGGCTGTAAGTGATTGATTTTATATTCTGATTTTTGTTTTCGTAAAGGTAGCCGCCAAGATACCGCGCCACGACCTCTTCATACTCTGATGCGGGATCGAGTATGGTTGCTTCTATTAACGTCACGGCTTCATCATTTGATAGATCAACTGCGCCATTATAGTAATCAATAATCTCTGTTGACGGTTGGATTTGAGGTTGAAAAAGATTTATTATAACATATGATATAAAGAACAGCATAATCTTGATTTGTTTGGTGTGGAATTATCTGTCAATATCGGCATTTAATGAGGAAAAAAAAAGCATCGATTGACCTTTAAGGCTTTTAGATGCTTTTTTTATGATTTGTTATACGGCATATTAACCGCCTCCGTTTCCGCCTTTTGTGCCAGATCCATTGTTGTCGTCTTCGTCAGTAGGTGCGGCTACTTCTTCAAAATCTGGGGAGACTAGCTCGTCATCTCTATCGCAAGACGAGAGGAACATTGCAGATACTGTGAGTGATAATACGAATAAAATCTTTTTCATGTTTTTGTTTTTTACGTGTAAAAATGAAAGTCAAAGAAGATGAATATATCTCTCGAAGAGTAGGACGCTGGGGGATAGTTATAAACAGGTTACACACAAAGTTTTATACATAAAAAACCCTCCTAAATATTGTATATAGCTGTTTTTTATTGACTTTGTGACTGAAACTCAAACAAGGGAAAGTGCTAATCATTATCTATGTTTGAATAAAAAACGTTATGAAAAAAGTAATAGTACTTATATGTGTGGTCATGGCTGGGGGTTGCTTGTGTGCACAAGATGATCCGGGTTACAAAATACTCAAGAAAGGAAATGAAGTAATCAATGAACCTACCATAATGGTCGAGCGTAGCGATGATGTACCGGCCACAATATACTTGTCATGGACAAACATCTATGAACGCAAAACAGGTGGCTCTGTATTGCAAGTTTTGGGCATTACGGCATTAAGTACGGCCTTGGTATTGGCGGTGACGGATATTGAGCAGGAGGGGCTCAGCATTCAAGAGCTAGATGATCAACTGGCACGTAGGCAGACAACAATTAAGGGGTTGTCGCTAGGTGGTGCTGCAGTTTTTGTTGGTGGTACTATTTTGATTTCTGACACGAGAAACAAGGAAAAGGAGAAGCTAAGGAAGTTGCTAGGTGATTAATATGGCGCTATGGCTTGTATTACTACAACCCATAGCCCTCTATTTCCTGATCTCTTATGCCTCTATTGGTGATTAGACATTTTAAGGACTTAAAGAGCATTAATCCTTTTATATGTCTAATCTTTTTTCTGTTTAATTTTTGCAATAAGTGGGAAGATAGAAAAGTCTTGAGGTTTACTATTCTGGCATTTTTCAGAAAATTATATATGTTGCTCCAGACACTATATATTTTACTATCTGTACTTGTGTCGAGTGAATATTCTCCCAATTCAACGCCGTTCACGCTGTATTTGTCCGCTGTTGCGTAAGGATAAGGAGAGCCATCAGTGCCATTTGTCATGCCACGCCAAAACATAATCCGACCTTTAAAATTATTGCCAAGAGTATTTCCAATTTCTGGATAATAGATATCTTCTTGAATTACCGGAATAACATAATTAAGGTTAGTGCCGATAATAAGTTTATTTATTTTGAAATCTACAAGATAATCACAATTTAGATCCATCGACCCCAACGATGAGGACTCAACCCATGGGCCAACAAATAACAGGTCTATCTGTGACTCTGGCTCGTCTTCTCTTACCCAACCTATACGAGTGTTTATTGGTAATGTGTCAAAATCACCCGTGATTCTTACCTTACCACTACCATTACTGGTGACCAAACATTCTTTGTCTATTATTTTAAATTCAAATCTATCCTTCGTGGCTGCTGGCAAAATACTAGGCGACCAACTATGACAATCTTCGCTACTTCCCATTTCAACAATGCGGTATGGATGACCATTGTTTTTGTAATAAAGAGTGTCATTACCGATAATGTCCACGACTAATAAATATCTATTGAGTTCTTTTATGAAAAAAGAGTCTCCTACTTCTGCTGTGGCAGGGATGGAGATTTTATTAATTACCTCTCCCTTGTATTTACCAGCAGGAGCAGCATCAGACTTAGTGATGTCATCTTTGTAGTCATATTCAATGCAAATGCCATTAATGCTATTTTTTCGGGGAAGTATCATACTAGAATATTTACTACCTAGATCGGTGTAAGCGCCACTTTTCCTAACCATTCGCTCTAGTTGTGTGAAAATGATTGTGTCATCTTCTATTGTCACGTTTTTGCCTGTGTAAAACATATAATCCTTGACCAACTCGGAGAGCGTAATGTCAGGGACATACTTAGATACTTGCAGTTGATTATTGATGTTTGCAAAGTAGGTTTGTAATCCTAATGGGTTTTTTTGTTGATCGATCAGTCTATTGGACATTACAATAAGATTGTCTAGTTCTTTGTCTGTATTGTCTAGTACCACCTTTAGTCCTATGCCAGTCAGGCATAATTTAACTAACCAGCTCAGCTTAAATGCTGGCATCAGAAAATATGCAGACCTATTAACGACTGGTTCGTTTTTGAAATCAGCGTTGATATTTAAAATAGCATCCCCAGCAATCGGCATTGTCGTATTGTCGTTATGAAAATGGACGTAAGGAAACCTGATATTACTATCTGTTAAGTTGTTGATAGATTCAATCACATTAGCATACGAATCGTCTGCAACCGGTATTTCTTCCGTGATAAGATCAGCTATTTTGCTTGATTTCTTATCATAAAAAGCGCTTGAGACTGTTGTTAAAGCACCATTGTAATATTTGCCATCTGCACTAGTTTTGATTAAATCAAAATTACAATTCCACCAAGCATTCCCGCCAATTGTTACGACAAACCCCTCATACGTTTTAAATCTATTTTTGGCACTCGCTGCATCACTGGCATAGTTGAAGATAGCCTCATTCCCTTTGATCGGAATACTGATGGTCCAGCTATAAGCCTGACCTAATCTATCGAACTCAAACAAATCGTCCTGCACTTCCCAGCGGATTGAGAAATTAGGATCTAAGACTAATTGCTTGCCTTGATATTGTAGCCCTACGCTCATAGTATTCTGTCAATTGTTTTTTCTTCAAAAGCATATTGAAAACTGATCTGCAATTGCTTCAGGTTGCTATTTGTAGAAGGGTATGTCATCCCCTCGGAAATTGGGATAATCGGCAACCTCAATACACCTGCGTCTGTGTCCCTGTATTCAAATGCGCTCTTCGTGTTAAAAAAGTCTTTTAAGGCAAATATCTCTTTGCCTGGTTGTGTTCCTGTGCTGGTTTGCAGCGATGAGCGAAACGAAGGATCTGCATATTTATATTGTGCAGATCCGCTATCATACACCGCGTCTATCGGACTGGCTGTAATCACACCATTTGACTCGGTGCTTTCTGCCTGATCTCCGGCGCAAATGAGGCTGTCAATACCTGACATACTGTTGTGATAGTAGATAGCCAGCACATTGTCGGCGGATGGATTATAGGGAAAGTACTGCACGAAATCCTGTGCTGATTGGTCAGTGAAATCGGTAGATTCTACACGGATTACAATGTGCTTAATCGTCTTGCTCGAATCAAGCGCAGTGTAATCAATCTTATCAAAGCCTATATTGAAGATTCGAGCTTCACCAGCTCGCAAAGTAAGTGAATCAGTGATATCATGACTTAATGTTGAGGCATCAGAATACGTGATCACAGCTTTTAAAGTAGGCGTGGTGATATCAATATGCGGCAAAATAGCAACCAGCTCCGGGTGCTGATTGCTTAGTCTGCGCTTCTGTGGCTTTGTGGTTAGTATAGTGTAGGGTGCTGAGATCATTTAAGTCAAATCTGATTCATTTATCACATTAATAGTTCCTGAGCCTGTTTTAGCTGTAGAGTCGCCGGACTTGCAATTGTAAGCGTTGATTATTGCTCCTCTTTCTGCAAAATATCCTGAGTCTGTGTTATCGTCAGTTGCGCAATTGTGAAGGTTCAGGGTTATCCCTGTCGTCCGTGCAGCAAAGCCTGACTCACTATTACCCGTAGATCTACAGCCCCACGCGTCAAAAGATCCTATTTGTCGATTATCATCGGTTGCAGTTGTTTGCGAAAATCCCGATGCGCCAACTTTTTGCCCATTATTTCGACACAATACATTAAATGCTGCGAATTTTCCCGACAAAGCAAAAGTTACTCCTGCTTGTCCGTTATACTCATAGATACACCCATCAAGTCTAACATCAGACTTCTCATGATGACTTATTCCTTCATCCCAATTATCGTGACTCCAACTTGATATGTACTGCATTTTACACGATCCTATTTCAGGGCTCGTTTCATGGTCATCTAATTCGTTATAATGTCCATTTTCGCCATCATTCATCACCGCTGCGGCCTCACAATTGCGCGCTACACCCCAACAAGCATCATCTATAAAGCCGTCATCCTGCTGAATACCATATACCCGAACATCATTTCTTTGAATTCGAGTGCTTAATGATCCGGGATTAAGCCCTGATGCGCTGTAAGCAAATGTCAGATTATCTAAATACAAATCTTTTGTTAGCTCTGTGTCGTCAGGGTCGCAAAAATCGCCGTTCGGTATTTCAAAATCATGGATTGAAGCATCATCAGACCCTATTGCGTGAATGTATATTTTACTGTCTCGATAATAAAACTTTCCGGGCGCAGCATCGAGCGCGGTTAATCTAGTTGATAGAGATTGTGAGTCTGTATTGTACTCTGTTTCATCTTCGACTATGCTTAATATTTCTGTGAAAGGTAGTCTATGAGACCGTCCTCTATCTAAGGCGTGTATGTTCGCTTGTGTTATCGATAAGCTTTCCGCATCGTCCTGAAATATTCTAGCTACTCCGTATGTGTGTGAAGCTTGCGCCCAAATCGGCCGGGCAGTTGTTGCTTCGTAAATATTTGTGTATCCCGCTGTTTTGGTCAGTCCGGTGATTTTTGTCGATCCTAAAAAACGAACATTCTCGCCTACATTGCCCACAACCGAAGCGCAACGAGGCAGTAAATTAAAATCAAACGTTTCTCGATAGTCCCCTGATTTTATAGTCATAGTGCCTCCGGCCGCCAAATTTCGCGCCGCGACTTCAAACGTGGCGAAAGGGGCTGCCTCGCTTCCCGCGTTACTGTCATTACCACTCGTGCCGTCAAGGCAAACGTTATTTTTCTTACCCTCATCTTCAACGAATAAGGTAAAAGTCACATCATCATAAGTACTATTAAAGCCACGCTGCATAATAGTTATTTCACCATAACATAACCGCCTAATTGTCGTGTTGAAATACCTAAACCATTCTGACCATGCACCGCTGTTTTTTCTTGCCCGTGCATAAATTCGATTAACTGATGGTTTATAGTCTATTTCTATCTCTAATACATCTGCATCCGTGTAGGTGTTCGTTACTCCCATTTGAATAGGCTGCTCAGAGTCTCCATTTAGGTAATATAATTGACCACCAGCGTCATAAACTACTCCGCCTTTATCACCGCCGTTTGTGCCTACCCCAATACCAAATCCCGGGGTGCTGTTTACGTCCTCCCCCGTAAATTTGAATACTCCTCGCCAATCAAAAGGCAAATTAATACCTGTGTATATATATCCGTAATCATTACTCGACACCCCACCTGAATGACTAGCCCAATCAACATTTAACCCCTCAGTCGTGCCATCAGTAATCGTAGCGTGATCCGTGTTTATCTCTGTGCCTGAGTTGTCATAATCTACTACCTGTTGAGTAAAACTATCATAATCTTTGAATTCAAGTTTTTTACCTGAAATTCGCGCTATTATATTTTGCTCAATCTGTCTTTTAGCCTCGTTAACATTCGCAACTAATAATGTTCCTTCTCCTGCTCTGCCTGTCTGTAGTGTTTTCATTATGCGTAAATTTGATCGTTTGAATAAAT